ATTGAGGCAATCTTAAGAGAAAGAGCATCTGATTTCACAGAGGCAAAGACTAGTCGTCACGGTTTCAACTTTACAGTTGATAGAGGTGTTAGTAAGGTAGTTGGAGATATGACTTTCGCTGCTAACCTTTCAGGTGGTAATATGCCACAAGCACAAAGAATTGAGGGTATCAATGACATCGCAGAAAGAGTTGCACAGGCTTACGGTAGAATACCAAAGTTAGCTGTTGCAGGTAATACTGTTGATTGGGTTTACGAAACTGCACAAGAAGGTGCTGCTGGAGGAACTGCTGAGGGTGCATCTAAGAATCAAATTGATAACAACTTTGTTGTAACATCGGTTTCTTTACTTAAGCAAACTGCATTCTTCAAAGTATCTACTGAAATGTTAGATGACGTTTCTTTTATGGGTGCTTGGTTGAGAAACAAATTAATCGTTCGTTTATTCTTACGTATTGATTCTCAAGTATTAGTTGGAGATGGTACAGGTGTTAATTTGAACGGTGTTTATACTCAAGCAACTACATTTGCTGCTGGTGGTTTTGCACTTTCTGTTGATAATGCTAACAATGTTGATTCATTGGTTGTTGCTGCTAACCAAATTCGTTTGGCTAACCATAGCGGTTCTCTTGCTATCTTTATGTATCCTAATGATGTAACTGCACTTAAATTGATTAAGTTGTCAGCTACTGATAAGCGTTATGTTGATAGACTTATGCAAGTTGGATCTACAATGATGTTAGACGGTATTCCAATCATTGAAACTACTGCAATGGCAACTGGAACATTCTTAATTGGTGATTTGACTAAAGCGTTAATTGCTGAGAAAGGTGGTATTATGGTTGATGTTGGAACAGACGGAAACGATTTTACTAAGAATATGAGAACTATTATTGCTGAGTGGAGAGGTGAGGTTATCATTGAGAACAATGACGTAACTGCATTCGTTAAAGGTACATTTGCTACTACTAACGCTGCACTTGAAACAGCTTAATATTAACTTTTAAAACATAATAAGATGTCAAGAATACAAAACGCTGAAAAATTAGTAAAGGTTATCGGAATAAAAAACGATAAGACTGACCTGATTGACGGTAAAGAGTATATGGTTTCAGAGGATGTTGCCAAAGTTTTGATTAAAGCAAAAAGAGCAAAGGCAGAAGGTTCTGCTAAAGCAAAAAAATAAACATAAGTAATGGCAATAGTAACAACAACGGATTTCATTAATAAGTTTGAATTAACTTTAACGGATTTCAACACCGCAAAACTTACTGCATATATTGACAGATATGAAACTATTACCCTCATTGAATTGTTGGGAAAAGAATTGTATGATTTATATGTAATAGGAATTGCTGGTGCTGATCCAATTTATGAGCAACTTAGAGATTCGTTCACGGTACAATTGTCAAGCGGTTTAATCCTAAATAGTAGAGGTATAGTTGATATGCTAACGGGTATCATATACTTCTACTATTCAAGGGATATAAACACACAGGTAACAGAGAATGGCAATGTTATTTCTAAAGGTGAAAATTCAGATAAGGCTAGTGCATTTAAGTCAAATGTACAGAGTCGATGGATGGAATCAATAGGGACGTACAAAGCTATTCAATATTACGTGTTAGATAATAGTAGTTTATATCCTACATTTGAGGGGTACGAATCGCAAAACTTAGATATATTTTAATGAGAGATATTGTTTACATAGTAGAGGAGGAAATCATTGACCAAATGAATTGTGTTATCACAGTTCTTTCAATCAATGGTACTGTTTTAACTGTATGTAACGTTAAATGGGCAAGAGTTGGAACGATTCTAACGGATTCATTAAGCCAAACATACACAGTTACGGCAGTCGATTACGTGTTAAAAACCATAACAATAACGCCAAACGGTGCATATACTTTTGTTGGAAAGGTTATAAACTTAAACAAACCTTATTTTTTTACAGGTACACCGATAAGTACTAACAAAGAATGGAAGAGTTTCAGTAATGACCAAAGACAGAAAGTACCTTTTGCGTGGTTGGTTGAGCCAAACGATGAAGATTTTAAAGACGATACTAACACTTTAGAGCGTGAAAGCGACCTTTTAATGGTGTTTTTAGACTCTAACGATATTAGTCAATGGCAAACAATGGATACACACGATAACCGATTACGATCATTGTATAATATGGTTGAGGAATTTGTTAACACTATAAAGAGAGAACCTTTGTTTTATTCTTTAGAAATGTCATATAAGACTAAAAACTTTACAAAGTTCGGAAAAGAAACCTCATCAGGTATGGAAGCAAATATCATTGACGGTAATCTAACGGGCGTTGAATTACGCTTAACTCTACCGATTAATAGAGCAGATGAATGTTGTTAAATAATTTAATAAGCCTCGAAAGAGCAAATAAGATATGAGTGCATTAGATTGCGTATGTGGAACACCAGCAGGGATAAATGCAGGAGTACCAGGTTGTACGGTAGAAATGGGAGCGATGGCATTCCCAGTATTTGAATACAAATTAGATGCCGCAGGAGTAAGAAACGGAATTGATGTTACATCGGCAACGGTTGGAGCAGATATTACGGCTAAGATTCTAGCAAGTACGGCAGTAACTTCAAGGTTATTTCCTACGGTAAGAGTTCAAAATCCAACGGTTTCAAGAACTGATACTAACTATGAAACAACTGCAAACGGTGATAAGTTTAAGTTAGATGGTGAGGGTGGAATTTATTCTTTCCTTTTTGAGTATTATGGTAAGGATGGAGTATTTCAGATTCTTAGAGAATTTAAGAAAATGGGATGTACTGACATCGTTATGTATATTGCTACTACTGATGGTAACCTTTGGGGAACTAAAGATAGTGTTAACGGAACAATGCTTTACGGTTATGAGTTGAGCAAGGAAACAATTGACGCTTACTACCAATTTGCAGTACCAGGAGCAAAGGCGAGAACAATGGTTTCTTTTGATGTTGATAGAGATGTTTGTTTTGAGAACTCTTATGTTATCACTTCTGCTGAAATGGTTGCAACAGGTGGAGTTAAATCTACTTCGTTTTCTCCATTAATTACAGGAAATCAAGCAATAACAAACCCAACAACAACTACTTTTCAAGTTGAATTGTATGAAGGATTTGGAACAGCAAACAACCGTAATGACATTACAGGTTTATTAGTTGGTGCATTTACAGTAACTGATATTACTGCTGGATTGCCAGGAACACCATTAACGGTTTTAACTGCACCTGAATCACCTGATGGAACTTACCTATTAACATTAAGCGCACCTGTAACGGCTGCTGATATAATCAAGTTTGAAGTGACTGCACTTGGATATGATGTTATTGATGCTCAATTTACAGTTGTTTAATGAGTAAAATTAAGCGCATAGTACTTGGTGAAGATGATTTTAACGGTGAATGGCTTAGGTCAGTTACAGAGAACCACGCAGTTTATGGTTTGGGTAAAGCGTTAAAGAATCCTAACCGAGTACGAAAGGCTTGGAAAATTGCAAACGGGTTAAGTAAACCTAATTATATTGATGAGGTTGTAGTCACAAAAAAGGCAACTTCAAAGAAAAAAAAGTAATTTTCTCTAGTAATTAAACCCTCATCTTAATCGGTGGGGGTTTTTTCTTACCTTGCACCAACAGAAAATAAAAACAATGAGCAGAAAGAGATCCAAACTATCATCTTTAAAGGAAACAGAAGGTGGTAATAATAAACGTTATAGGTTACATAAAGACGAGGCAGAACTGATTGATAATTATAGGAGGTTTCACAATGAATCAGTTGCACAGGGAGTTGATCCTGAAACAGTAAAACACGGCTGGTTCAAATCTAAAGAATCAAGTTTATTTGCTAAAAATCCAAGTTTTAAAGCACCTGAGCAAATCGGGTTTGAATTAGTACAAAAAGAAATCATAGAGGAGTTAAAGAATTACTCGCCTAAATATCCAAAAATAAAACGTAGTAAATCAAAGGATGCTCACCTACTTATAGTTGATCCTGCTGACATTCATATAGGGAAATTATGTACGGCTTACGAAACAGGAACAGAGTATAATCAGAATATTGCAGTAAAAAGAGTACACGAGGGTGTACAAGGTTTACTAGATAAGTCTAACGGCTTTAATGTAGATAAGATAATATTCGTAATGGGCAACGATATATTGCACACCGATAACGCTAAACGGCAAACAACTGCTGGAACACCTCAAGATACTGACGGAATGTGGTATGATAATTTTCTAACTGCGAAACAATTATACGTTGATATTATCGAAATGCTTATGCAGGTTGCTGATGTCGAAGCGATTTTTTGCCCTAGTAATCACGATTATCAGAGTGGTTTTTTTCTTGCACAAACTATTGAGGCTCACTTTAGACTCTCAAAGAATGTAGCATTCCAATGCTCGATTGCTCACCGTAAATATGCAACCTATGGAACGAATTTAATCGGTTTCAGTCACGGTGATGGTGCAAAACGTGTAGATTTGGGTTCTTTAATGAGTATTGAGGCAAAAGAACATTGGGGTTTTGCTGAGTATAGATACTTTTTTACTCACCATATTCACCACAAACAGAGTACCGATATGATAAACGTGAGTATTGAAACGTTAAGAAGTCCGTCACCTGCTGATTCTTGGCATAATACCAAAGGATTCAAACATACATTTGCTGCGGTTGAGATGTTCATTTTTTCTAAAGAACACGGACAAGTTGCAAGAATAACTCATTTATACTAAAAAATTATTGTATATTTGTTATTCATAAGTGAATAGTTTTAGATTATTAAGTGGTTTTAATGGAAAGAGTTGCAGAAATGTAACTCTTTTTTTTGTTGTAATATGTTAGAAGGATTAAAAGACAAGCTGAACAAGTTAAAGATTAACGAAGATACCGTTTGGTTTCAAGTCGTTAACCGTGAAACGCAGTTTGAAATTATAAGACTAAACACACAAGACCAATTATTTGACGATGGAATACGATCAGATAGTAAATCCTTACCTGACTACTCAAATACATCGGTTAACGTTTACGGAAAACGAGCAGGTCATATTCAATTATATAATACTGGGGAGTTTTATCAATCATTTGTTGTTAAGGTTGACAAATCAGGAATTAATATAATTGCAGATACTCAGAAAGAAGATACCGATTTATCGAAGAAATACGGCAACGAGATTCTAGGGTTAACAGATGAGAATTTAGGTTTATTACGTGAGATGTTAGTTTTGAATTATAGAGAATACATAAGAGATATAATTGCACTATGACAAACTACTACTTAGATACTGAAAACTTGCCATTGTTTAATTGGCGTATGATAAACGATAAAAGTGATTTCACATATTTACGCATAGATAAGTTGAAAGGCTCAGAGAACGAAGATATACAAGCGTGGGAGTCAACATTGGATAGTTATTATAAAGAGTTTGGATTGAGTGAAGATTATAATGTTCTTTTAGAGTTGAAAATGGATTTGGCACTACTTCAAAATGATTACGCAATAAGTGGTAATACTTTCTTACAGAATAAGATTAGACATTTAACTGAGCAAGTACAAGAATTGATTGATAGACCTGTTGAGGGTGATTTAATGAGTGCAATTAACTCAATATCTAAATGGCAGGGTTATAGAGTTAACCAAAAAGAGGTGAGTACTAACGAGTTTATGTACTTACTAAGAGATTTTAAAAAAGAGGTTGATGCATTAAAGCACCAACAAAATAATAGTTAACGATGGCAAAAGGTAGAATAGAGAAAGGTGATATTGTTGCTGAGGGAATTTTAAAAGACTTTAACGCAGACTTAAAGACGGCAACGGATAATGTCATCCTTTTAACAACTGCATTAAAAGCAGTGCAGGAAACTGGTAAAGCATTAAAGAAAGGTGTTTCAACTGTAAAACCTAAAGATGTAAAAACTATCCAAGAGTTCAATGCGTTAACCGCTCAATCAAATCAGAACGCAAAGAACCGTTCACAAATTGATAAGACTTTATTAGTAGAGAAAGAAAAGATTGCAAAGATAACAAGAGAACAAAACAAAGCCATTAAAATAGAGGTTGCATTAGGTGATAAGCAAATTAATACTTTAGAGAAATTAAGAGCAAGAAACGCAGCTATAAAGATTGCAAAGGATAAAGTAAACTTTTCAACTAAGAAAGGGCAAGAAGAAATTAGAAAACTGAATGCTGAATTAGATAAAAACAATGCAGTTTTACAGAAAAATGCAAGTGCATTAGGTAAGCAAAAAATGAACATTGGTAACTATAAATCTGCAATATCAGGTTTAAGAAGTGGATTGGCTCAGTTAGGTTTATCAATGGGTGTTTTTCAGATACTAAAAGGATCATTTAATATCGTTAAAGACTTCGAACAAGGTCAAGCAGATTTAGCATCTGTTTTAGGTATTAATGTTGACCAAATGGCTGCATTAACTGAACAGGCTAAATTGCTGGGTGCTACAACTACATTTACGGCTTCACAGGTTTCTGAACTTCAAAAGGAATACGCAAAGTTAGGTTTTTCAATGTCTGAGATTGAGAACGTAACCGAAGCAACGCTACTATTAGCTGAGGCAACGGGTACTGATTTAGGACGTGCAGCAGAGGTTACAGGTGCAACATTAAGAGGGTTTGGATTATCGGCAACAGATACTCAAAGAGTTGTTGACGTTATGGCTAAGTCGTTTAGTTCATCTTCTTTAGATATGGAGAAATTCGCAACGGCAATGTCTGCGGTTGCTCCTATTGCTAAAGCTATGGGGTTCTCTATTGAGGAAACTACTTCAATGTTAGGTACTTTAACTGATAGCGGATTAGATGCAAGTACGGCAGGAACATCGCTAAGAAATATGATGCTTGAGGCTAAAAAGCAAGGTCTTAGTTGGAATGAAGCATTAGATAAAGTAAACAACTCACAAGATAAAGCGAGTACATCTTTAGAATTATTTGGTAAGCGTGGAGTTGCTGCTGGGATTATACTTGCTGAAAATCAAGATACCGTAGCAGGATTAACGGATAAATTATTAGAAAGTGACGGTGCGGCTAAAAAAATGGCAGAAACTCAAAGAAACACTTTAGGAGGTGCTATTAAATTGTTAACGTCTGCTTGGGAAGGTTGGATTTTAAAGATAAATGAGGCAGGTGGAGCAGGTGATAAACTAAAAAGGAGCATTCAATTTCTTGCTGATAACTTTGAAACAATTGTTTGGTGGATTGGAAAAGCAGTAACAGCCTTTATTAGTTTTAAAATTGCTATGAAAGCAATGCAGTTATCTAATTTTATTACAAAGTTAGGTGGTATTGGTGGAGCGTTTAAGGAGATTGGAAAAGGTGCAAAAAGTTCTATTACTGGTATTCAGGGAATGAGCAAAGCCTTAAAAGGCATTGGATTAGGGTTAGCAATAGGTTTGATTTTAGAATTGGCTAAATCCCTTTACGATGTCGCAAGTGGAGCAGCAGAAACAAGGAGGCAAGTAGATTTACTATCGGCAGCACAGGCAAAAGGTAATGAGGTTGTTGATGATATTACTAGAAGGGCTGATTCTAGGATTAAACAAGAAAGAAAAGTATTAGAACTTGCTTTAGCTAATAACGAGTTAAAAGGTGGTCAATTAGAGTTTGAACAAAAACTAAAGGCTTTAGAGGAGGGTAAACTTGAGAGGTTAGAAAAAGCTAGAAAGTTCAGAGAAAAGGAGATTGAAGATTTAATCGCAATAGATTTTAAACTAAGAAAAAAGGCGGCTACTCATTTAAAAGAATTGCGAACAGGTGATGCAGGTCAAGGTCTAGGATCCGCAATTAGAGGTGTTCAAAAGCAGTTAAAAAAAGATTTACAAGAAAACAATGATTTATTAAGGTTTAAAACGGAAACAGAAAAGGCTTTAAGGGTTGCAATAGAGGAAACAACAGATACTATTCACGATTATAGTGTTGGAATTGCAGATAACTCAGATGTTTTAAAACGTAGTACAAAAGACATTGATAAAAATACTGAGAGTTTAGAAAAAAAAGTGTTAGCGTTAAAAGCGTTAGAAATGGTTAATCCTGAGCGTAAGGATATTGAGGTTTCAGATTCAAATTTAGACCAATTAGAAAGAAACTCATTAGAGGCTGAATACAATATATTAATAGCTGA